TTAAAACGCGAGCTTATCGTTAAGCATGGCCACCTGCTCAGTGTTCAGATCTTCAATCCAGGACGCGTATATTTCGTAAACCATCTGCGCGTTTTCGTGCCCCATCTGATTGGCTATAAAAGACGGGTTTGCGCCTGCGGACAAAAGCCAACATGCAAATGTGTGGCGTGTATGGTACGGATTACGGCGACGAATGCCAGCACGTTTTACACTGGCGTTCCATCTTGACCCGATACTGGACAATGAATAATAAGGCTTCTGCTTTCCATTTGCTGGTCGGGGCATAAAAACGAAACGAAGTTGCTGCTTCTCCGTCAGGCCATATTCACGATGATAGAAAACGATCTCTGTTTCAGGAAACCCGGCTGTCAGCTTCTTTTGTTCTTTTAGGGCGTCCAGCGCTGGCGTTAGAAGCTGCAGTGTCCGGATGCCTGCCTGCGTCTTGGGTGGCCCAAACATCCCCAGGGTGTTCAGGTTCCTGGAGACGTTTACCGTACCCGCCTTGAGATCGATATCTTCCCATGCAAGCGCGGCGAGTTCACCATGCCTGAGCCCGGAATACACTGCGAACTTCCACATGTTATGGCTCTGGCCGCTCAAAGCTGACATTAGCTTCGCAAACTCCTCTCGCATCAGAGGATCTGGTTTGGTGTTGCTCTTCTGTAGCTTCTTGACGCCCTCAAATGCCTTACTCTCAGTAAATCCAGATTTATAGGCAAAGCGAAGTAGGGAGCAAAGCAAAGAGATGTAATTATCGACCGTACGCACAGTTCGTCCGATTTTATTTGAGCGCCTGTCCAGAGGATACAGGGTTGAGCCATGCAGTAGCTCACTGCGGTAGCGAAGCACATCGTTATAGCTAATCTCCCTGATGACTGTGCTCTTGCCTACGACCGCTTTAAGCGTTGATATCTGCGAGCCTGTTTTACGCAGGGTGTTTGCGCAGAGCTCGATTTCACGATTTTTTAGCCAGGTATCAGCAAGCTCGCCGAACGTGTTTATAATGAGCGTTTTTTGAACGGCTTGCGCCTGCTTAGAATCAGGAAAACGTGTACGGTAATTGAACTGGCCGAGGTTGATTTCACTGACAATCAGCATACGCAGCTGACCCGCTTTTTTGATATTTGCAGGGGTGACAAGCCACCCCTTGAGTACTTCGCGACAACGCTTACCTTTATACATGAACCAGATCCGGATGCTTTGACCTCTTATCTCCACGCCCTTGGGCAAATCTGACATCCTATGCATCCTGAATCATTTGGTTGATCTTGGGGTAGTTGTACCAGGTAATGCCGCGCAATGTTTTTTCCCCTGATGGAGAGACGCGTTTAAAGTGCACGCCTTCAATCCAACACCCTTGACGATATTTTTCGATCTGACGGTTATCGAGGCCCGTTCTGGCAGTGAGCCTTTCCTCAACAACCCACTCTTCATTGAAAATTACTTGTGCCATAAGCAGTACCTGGCGATCAGCACGAGTATAACTATGCTGATCGCGCGTTGATGATATTTCGATATCAAGACATCCGTCCGGCAAGGTGACGCAGGCGTCGCGCGCCGGTGATCGCCGTGGCCACATAGCTGGTGCTGCGGTTCTCGATCTCAACGGTTATCTTCGCCCCGTCCACCTGAACGGTATATTTGCTGCTGGTGGCCCGGCTGGCGTAATCGCCGAACCGCTCGACATGCTTCGCCAGTGCGGCATCACAGGCCCGGCGAGCCAGCGGCGAGTCCTTCCTGCTTCGGTTAATTAGCCTCATTCAGTACGCTCCGGATCAAATACGTCCCAGCAGTTCCGCTCGATATTCGCCAGCAGGCGGCGATCCTCTACCTCAACCAACGGGCGGCCGGTCAGCTCTGAGATTTGCCGGTTGCTGTGCGTCAGCAGCATCTTCAGCTCTTCATCATTCCAGCGGGTTTGTTTCTCGCTCATCTCGTTACCGGGAGGGTTGCCCCTCCCGCCTCCATCAGGCCACGTATTCCGGCTTCATATCGCCCAGGGTAATGGCAAACTGGTCATACAGCTCGTCGCCCAAGTGGCGCTTCGCTGCAGCCAGTGCCTGCTCTGCGTTGGCGAACTGTTCTTCAGCACCCGGCTCGCCGGGCTGGGGCAGGGAGTTGATCGCCGCCTCCACCTTGTTACGGGCATCAACCAGGTAGTAGCGTTTAACGGCTTTGTTTTTCAGCTCTGTGAACAGGGCGGATCCTAACGTCGCTTTAGCGGTTTCGATGTCGGCACGCAGAGCTTTAGCACCGTCCACGTCCTGAGCAGCCTCAATGCGATCCCGGAATTCATCCGCCATAGCATCAATGTTGGCGGCAGATTCCTGCGCGCTGTGAGTGGTAGTTACGGCGTCACCTTTAATGTCAGCCAGGCTGACGCGCTGGGCGGGTGCCGGGTTAATTTCCTTCTCTGCGCGCTGCTCCACCTCATCCGGGGTGTACACGCCCAGAACGACCGCGGGGCAGTACAGTCTTGCCCAGTATTTCAGGGCCAGATACGCGATCTGCTGCTTAGGGTTCGAAATCCACAGCGGAGAGTTACGCGTAATTACGCTGGACAGGAACACCGGCTCGCCCCAGGTGATCTCGCTTTCGCCACGAATGACGGCACCCACACGAACCGACAGGCCTTGCTCATCGGCACTGGTCCAGCCGCGCACCATCTCTTTTTTATCGTACGTCCCGCCGCCTTTCGCCGGCTTCTTCACGATCTCTTCACGGCTGCTGGCACATTTCGACCAATCGCCCTCGTACTCATAGTGGAACCGGCCCACAATGGCGTTTGAACTGGAGATCACCGCGTTAACCAGCTGGGCTTCGTAGCCAAGCACGCCGTTTACCAGGTGCGTTTTCTGCGCCACTGCGTACGGGTTCATTCCCCATTGCATCGCCTGCATGATGATCGCCATGCAGTCAGCCGGATTACCTCTAAGGTGCTCAGGGACGGTAACGGCGGCCTGAGCCATCAGGCCAGCTACAGCCTGGAGTTGGGTTAATGCCTGCACGTTGAAAATGGCGTTATTGGCAGAAATTGTGTTCGGTGCCTGCTGTTCTGCTGTGATGATGTTCGTATTTTCCATGGTCATTCCCCTTATGCCTGGGCGCGCAGCGCTTCAAGGCGGCGCAGGTCGAAGTCGTTCAGTTCGTCGGTGTAGTCTTCGGTGATCGGTGCTGGCCACTCGCCAGTGTCGAACGCGTTAGCGATGCGGTTCATGGTCTGGCGATACTCCAGCATACCCAGCTCAATCAGTTCCTCGCTGGCCTCGACGATGGCGATCCAGTGGTAGCCCTCATCCTTGTTGACGAAGATCCAGAAGAACTGGTCCAGCGCCGCGGTGCTCATGTACATGGCCGCGCTGAGGTGGTAATCGCGATCGATGATTTCCCGGTGCAGGCGGGCGCGCAGGCCGGACTGCTTAACGTTCCACATGCTGATAGTTTTCAGGTCAGCACCGATACGCACCGCATCGATGTCGATTTCCAGATCCGGACGTACGCGGATTTCCAGCCCGGTCTCTTCGTCAATGCCGAAATAGCTGGTCTCCACGGCGCGGCTCGGGTGCGTCAGCAGCTTCCCGGCGGTCGGGTGCGCCAGCAGCGCTTTCTGGATGGCCAGCGCGGTTTCCAGCTGCTGGCGGGTCACCAGCACCTTGCATTCCGGGTTCTCGCGCCAGGCGTCCAGCAGTTCATCGGCGAATACGGCATCCGGGCGGACCGCCTTGAGCGCCTGAATCAGATCCAATTTGGTACCGGACACTTTCAGCGGTGACGGTTTCTGCGCTTCCTGCGCGACTAGGTCAGGCTTGACGATCGCCAGCTGCTCAAGGAGCGCATCGCGGCTGCCGGTAGTTTTCACCGGCGCGGGCAGGGTGGCGTTGTACTCTTTGATGCAGGCCTTCATAGATGCAGCGGTCTGCTTCTTATCGGGCTCGATGCGCTGGAACTCTTCCGGCAGCGCCATATAGCTCTCTGCGGTTTCGTCTACTGCTGCGCCCAGCGGCAGCGGCGCAGGAAGAGTAGCGTTGTAGGCCTCCAGCAACGCTTTGATATCATCAGCGCTCAGTTGCGGCGGCAGGCTGGCGTTGTACTCGTCGATGCAGGCGCGGATCGTCGCCGTGGTGGTAAGCGCGCCCTCCGGGATTTCCGGCTCGATGCTGAACTCGGCGGCCAGCGTCTCCGGCTGCAGCGCAAGCGCATGCACCAGGTTGCCCATGTCGAGCACCTTCGACCGCTCCTTCTGGATGGTCTTAGAGACGTGGCGCGCTTCGAAATACATCAGAGAGACACGGGCGTCTTTCACCATCGTGCTGCTTATGCCATTCGCGGCGTGGTAAACGTCGTTCGGCAGACCCTCATAACGGCCCGGCTCAAAGTATGCCGGCCATTCCTTCGCGGCAGCTTCTGGCTCGGGAATATCCACTACTGGCTCGATTTCTGGTGTTTCCGGTTCGGTTTGTGGCAATTCCGGCTCATCCTGGTTCAGAGGTTCGATATTCTGGTCCAGATCGGCGGCAACGTTGCTCGCCAGTTCGGGGGCAGCGGCGGCGAGGATATCCGCCGGGTTTACGCTGTTTGCTTGCGCAGCAGCTGCATCATCGCCCTCGACCGCTGATACTTCAGCACCAGCTTCGACTTTGCCCGGGTCAGTCTCTTCCATCTGCACATTGCCAACGATCTCCGCTTCCTGTTTTTCGACTTCATTTGAGGGGGTATTGATGACCGGGTTTGCTTTTTCACCCAGCAAGCCTTCGATGGAGAACACGCCGCCGCCGAGGCTCTCAACCTTAGGCTGATCATCACCGGCCGCCGCCCACTTCGGTAGGGTGTGAACTTTATTACCTGGCTCTTCGGCGATCTGCTGCTCTTCGGTTTTTACCCACTTCGGCATTACGTGGTTCGTATCGGCCAGCTGGTCATCGACTTCCTCGGATGCAGTTTCTTCAGCTGGCGCAGCAGCAGGGGTGATCAGCATCGACTCAACGGTCTGCCAGCGAGCATTGCTGTCTTCTTTTCCGGTATCAGGAACAAATGCCACTTCTTTGCAGTTCTGGGCGATATAGCTAATTAGCTTTGGGGTCTCGTTATGGATGCCTTCCGGCGCATTGCGGATCAGGACGAAAATGGCAGCACGTGAAAAGTCCAGAATACCCGGCGTCTTGCGCAGCTGAATACTCCAGGAGCTCCATGGCTCTTCTTTGTTGGCGATGATTTCTTTCGCACGGCGCAGCACACCACCCGGAATCTCGTAGATGTTGTAATCCATCGGCAGCAGGGCGGCCGCGATTTCAATATCGAGAGTGTCGAGAGTGTGTTTCAGATCCGGATTGCGATCAGTAGCATTACCGCCGCCAGCATTGGTACCAGTGTCAGTGCGCTGGATAGGTGTCTTGCCTGCTTTCTTAAGCCACTTGGCAGTAACACCATCACGGTCAATTTTTCTGCCCGGGGCAGTGATTGATGAATTGCTGTTATGTGCGTCGATCCACTCTTTGAAGAACGAGACAAGATGAGCCAGCTGCGGTGCCGGGCCTTCAACTGGCCAGACAGACTGGACATCAGTAAACAGGTCCGCCAGGGTTTCAGGAAACACATGCTGCAGCTGGCGCAGATCATGATTACGGCAGGCCAACAGCACGTTCTGCGGATAGGTTGCGTCCATGTCCAGGCTGATACGGGTGATCTCGACTTTCTGTTCGGCGCTCAGCTCGCTAAATAAGCCAAACAGCCAGATGCCCAGTACGCGCTGATCGTAGCTATAGTTCTGATGAGTGGTTACACCGGTGTCAGTGGTTCCAGTTTCTGCCGCCGGGGCTTGCTGGGTTTCAATCCAAGACTGCACGATATCAGCTCTTCCATCCTCTGAAGACGTCGCGTACACACAAGCAAACTGACTCACCAGATCTGCAGTCATGTTGTCGCGATAGTCTTCTGGCCATACCTGCCGGATTGCGCGGATAACCCCTGCCGTTATCCCACCAGTAAGATTTACTACCGCTGGATCAGTTAGCGCGGCAACAATAATGCTTAAGGTTTCACTGTTGTCAGCCTGCACCACTTCTTTGACTTCGTTTAGTTGCTGACGGTCAATGTGCTGCTGGTCAAACATCCACGCGGCAGCAATCTGCTGAGGCAAGGAGAGCTCACGGATAGAAGTCCATCCGTCGTCCTGCCCAGAATCGTCCACGTTATCGGCATGCTCATCCTGAGTTTTCACGCACGAAGTCGGGCACCATGAGCGACCATCTTCACCCAGGGTGTAGCGGTCGCACCAGGTATCATCCAGCACGCCTTCTTCCGGCAGATTGTCAGCGACATACCAGTTGGTGCGCTGCGGCAGCTGGTAGTCAGCGCTACGGCCAACAGCAATATCGGCGTCGTCGAGAATGTTGAGGATCTCGCGTTCGGCGCGAGAGTCTGATTTGGCAGACAACCAGCAGAAGAGGTTTTTCTTCTCTGATTTGGCTTTAGCTTTAATCACAAACGCATAGTTGTTCATTGCGTCTAAGCTCCTTTGGGTTGTAAGATCCCCGGCGCTGTATAAGCCGCCTGACTTTGGTGGTTGTAATTTCCGGTGTGCTTTGGTCGGCCTACACCGGAGGGAGAGCCCGCTTCGGCGGGTTTTTTCGTTACAGGGTCACGGCTGGCTGTTCGCCGTTACGGACAATGCGCTCCACTTCGAAACACTCGCCCGCAACATGCTGCTCAACAGCTGCTGCTTCACACTGGCGCTGGTCTTCATACACACCCAGCACCACATCCTGAAAATCGCCGTTGGTCATGCCCACGGTCAGCACTAACGCGAATAAGGTATTCATCAGTGCGTCCCCGCCGGTACCAGATGCGGTTCAATATTAAGGGCGGCATACGGGCGGCGAATGTGGCGCAGGTTTCCCTGCGGCTCATGCCAGTAAGTGCCATCGGTGTAGTTAAACGAGACGAGCCAAGCTGCGCCGGTGCGGCTGTTGCGCATCACCACTGCTTTCCCGCTGTTAGGTACTGCCTGATTGGTAGTTGCCATCTCATCCTCCCGGTCTTTCCCGGCGTCAGAACGTAAAACCTGCTGCGTGTTGATAATTCCACCTCACCCGGTGCTTCGTATGCCGCCGGTAGCTACTGCGTGGGCTCCATGCCTTGGTGGTCGGTGCTGCGTTTTGTTGGGTAAAGTAAACCCTATTCGTGTTAATCAGTCAACACAAATTGTGTTTAAAATGGGCGTGAGAGTATGCAGGATGTTTTTATTTCAGAGAATTAATCTGAAGGAAGGGGTTGAGATACCGGGGCTGTAGTAGTCACAAAGGCATTACTGCGGATCGTCTTTTATCCGCCCTCTGACATATTTTTCTACAAACTCATCCAGTTCTTTAAGCCGCAATTCAAAAACACGGAGCATATTGTCTTGTTCCGCAAGAGGCAGCTGATTGAATAGTTCTATTAACCGACGATGGCGATCAGTTAACAGCTGGTCAGCTTCACCTTTATCACCAAACATCAGCTCACAAGGCGTCATCTTCAACGCAGCAGCAAGCACAGCTGCATCATCTGCTCCGATGCTGCGGCTACCTGATTCGTAATTACCAATACGCGATTGCGACCAGCCGCACCATTCAGCCAAAACCCTCTGAGAAATTCCGAGCTTTTCCCGGGCCAGCTTTAAGCGAGCTGCGATTAGTTCATTTGTATTCATAGCCAATGTTTACCACGCAGCGTGTTTATTATCAAAACTCGAATTGTGTTGATCTTCTAACACATATTGTGTTTAATGCTCCAAAACAGAGATGAGGCCTTAAATGAACAACATTGCAAAAGAGCGTGCTGCGCTGGGAATGACTCAGGAGCAGCTAGCTCAAGTTTTCGGCTGGAGGCAATCCCGCCTCTCCAACTATGAGACAGGGCTGCGTCAGCCTGGCTTACACGAGTGCCGGACTATCGTAGAAACGCTCAACAGACTAGGCCGGAAGTGCACTCTGGATAGTGTTTTTCCTCCCGGAAATAACGCAGATGGAAACGTCACGGAGTAATCATGCAAACACCTACTTTTCAACAGAGTACCTCTTTTTCACAGACAGCGATGATAAATCGCTCTCAAGCTGATGAGCCGAGCCATAGCGATATTCGCGACGCAGTCCGCGCCTGGGCAGCGGTTGCCGGGCAGGACGTCGTTGCTGCTCACATCGTGGATCAGTGGCGCAGCTGCGGCGGGGAGGGTATCGAGTTTTCGGCAGATATCAGCCGCGCCCGGCAGAAATTATTCCGCTGGCTTGATAACCGTTTCGATACCGAAGATTGCCGGGATCGGGTTCGCAAGCTTACGCCCGTCATTCTGGCCGTTCTGCCGCTGGAGCATCGTGGTTCGCTGGTGGGCGGAGACTGCAAGCTGACTCGGCTGGCGCATGCCGAAAAGGAAGTTGCTGAGGCAAAGCGCGCTGTTCTGCTGGACGCGCCCAGGCATCAGAAGCTGAAGGAGATGAGTGAGGGTATAGCCGCGCTTTTCAGGCTAGAACCGGATCTGGCCGGGCCGCTGATGGCGATGGTCACGACGATGCTGGGGGGAATATGACAGGACAGAAAATGGTGAAAGCCGCGCTGGTGGAACAGCAACGGCTTTCGGGTGCAATTACGGCTAGCAACTGCGAGGTCATTATGACAAACGCTTATTTAAAACACCAGGCGAAAGGGGCATAACTATGTCAAATGTCGCTTACGCTGATTTTGCGGCACGCACTGCCGCCAGGAGCAACAGGATGGAGAACCAGAAGACCGGTTTCATCCCGTTGTACCGGAGTGTACTGAAGCAGTCCTGGGGGAAAGACGTATATCTCCGCACCCTTTGGGATAACCTCCTTCTTACCGCTGCGAGACAGCCATACACGGCCAACTTTAAGGGCCGTCAGTGGCCATTGCAGACCGGACAACTGGTGACCACCACAGCCGATCTGGGGCTGGCTTTATGCGACCGGAACGGGGAACCCACCAGCCGTCACGCAGTGGACCGTATGCTCGCCTTTTTTGAGAAAGAAGGGATGATCACCACCGCCGGAGAACGCCGGAAAGGCACGGTGATCACCATCACAAACTATGCGCTTTATGCTCAAAAAATGGACGATTTGCCCGCGCATAACGCCGCGCATAACACCGAGCATAACCCCGCGCATAACGAATCCAGTAACGACGCGGCTTCGGAGGGTAGTGCCGCGCATAACCCCGAGCATAAGGGCGCGCTTAAGCCCGCGCATCATGAACAAGAAGTAATATTAAATACTAACGTATTTAATGATCGTCAGAAAAAATCCAAATCTCTTCCTGATGCTGCAGTTCAGACCCCCGCAGGTGACAAGTGGGGTACCGCTGAAGATCTGCAGTGCGCAGAGTGGATGCTCGCCCTGCGCAACATCACCAAGCCTTCGATGAAAAAACCAAACCTCACAACCTGGGCTAATGACATCCGCATGATGCGCCAGCTCGACGGCCGCACGCATCGCGAAATTTGCCAGCTGTTCAAATGGGCTGCGCAGGATTCGTTCTGGCACAAAAACATCCTTTCGCCCGCCAAACTGCGCAAGCAGTGGGATACTCTGGCGCTGCACCGCGAGGATGGTAGCCGCAAGCCTGTCAACGACGCACCGGTCAGTGACGCGCACTGGAACAGCCCTGAAGCCTGGAAGGATTTCATATGAACCACGAACTGTTTCATGCGGTACAGAGCCGCGACGGCGAAATGCTGGCGCGTATGGCGGGCGGCGGGCGCGAGCAGGCCAAGGTGATCAACAGCGATGCCGAGCGCATGGTGGATCTCCTGTTCAGCCAGCTCAAGCAGGTATTTCCGGCTTCCACGCAGACTAACCTGCGCAGCGAAGCGGATGAGCGAACGGCCAAACAGCAGTGGATCGCCACGTTCGCCGAAAACGGTATACGCAGCCGCGAGCAGCTGGTGGCCGGGATGCAGAAAGCGCGCGCCAGCGTATCACCGTTCTGGCCGTCACCAGGGCAGTTCGTCGCCTGGTGCCGTGAGGGTAAGGGTCTGTTAGGTGTCAGCCCGGCGGATGTCATGACCGAGTTCTGGAAGTGGCGGAAACTGGTATTCAAATACCCTACCAGCGAACAGTACCCGTGGCCGCAGCCGCTGCTGTATCACGTTTGCCTGGAGCTGCGCCGCCGGGGCGTTGACCGTCAGATGAACGAGAAAGAGCTGCTCAGCGAAGCCGGGCATCTACTGGCGCACTGGGAAAAGCGTGTTGCCGAAGGTAAGCCGATCCCGCCCGTTCGCCGCGCGCTGGCAGCACCGCATCAGGACCGGGGGCCGACACCTGCAGAAATGCTGATGGCCGAGTACAAGCGCCGCCAGGCGCAGGGGAGGGCGTGACCATGGCCAGCAAATCACTCTGGGCGATCGTCGATTACCTACGCGAAAACCAGACCGTAACCCCGCGTCAGGTTCAAACACTGCTGGGATGCGACTGCAAGAAAGCCCACAACCTGCTGCTGCACCTGATCCGTAGGTCGGTGGTACTCCGCACAGGCGAGCCGCATCATCCGGTCTTTACGCTGCTGCCTGGCGGGGAAGAGAACATCAAGCGGCCAAAACCAGCAGCATCAGCAGCACCATCGGTGGCGGACGTTTGCCGCCAGAACTGGCAGGGCTACGAAATTCATAAAATTTTTGGGAGTGCACGGGCATGAGTGAATCACTGAACAACAAAGAGCTGATCGCGGTTGGCCATGAGTTTGCAAAAGCATTGGGCAGCGACACGCCGATTATCGACATCGCCAAAATGATGTCTCGCCTGGCCGAAAGGCTGGATTGCACCACGGCTGCGCTGCGCGAAACGGCCAAACAGCGTGATGCGTTGACGGCGGACAACGTGGTCCGCGCCGAGATCATCGGCCGGCTGGTCTGGCAGTACAGCGCCAGCGGCATTAAGCCGGTAGAAAAATCGCTGAACCCGGCCTCCGCGCTGCTGTTTGATGCACTGGAGGTATTGCGGCAGCCAGCGACAGCTGCAGCGGTTAATGAGCTGAAAGCGCAAGCTAAACCAGAAGGATGGAGGCTTGTACCGCTTGAACCCACACCCGAAATGTTGGCTGAAATGTGCCTCGTTGAAGGGTGGACGGAACGAGCGCTCAAAGCCAGATATCAGGCCATGCTTGCCGCTGCGCCGGGCGAGGAAGTGTGATGGATCCGCTCCTGCAATACGCTACCAGCCGCATTATTGAGCTGGAGCGCCTGCTGCTGGTGGACGTGCCGGAAACAGTCTGGCCTGCCGAAGTTGGACTGGTTTACGCACAGGTTGAAAGCGCCGGGGATCTCCCGGCGCACCACCAGCGCCGCCTGAAGTTCCACATCAACCGGATGTGGCTGGAGAAAATGCCGGTAACGGCGATCGTAACCGCTGCCCGTTCGCTGTCCACTGCTATGGAGAAGTACGCGTGAGAGAGATTATCGTTGATAACTTTGCCGGGGGCGGTGGCGCCAGCACCGGGATCGAGATGGCAATCGGACGCAGCGTGGATATCGCGATTAACCACGACCCCAACGCGGTGGCGATGCACAGCACCAACCACCCGGACACGTTGCATTACTGCGAGAGCGTCTATGATATTGACCCGCGCACGGCGACAGCAGGCCGACCGGTGGGGCTGGCGTGGTTCTCTCCGGATTGCCGCCACTTCTCGAAGGCGAAAGGCGCGAAGCCCGTGGAGAAATCCATCAGAGGCCTGGCGTGGATCGTCATTCGTTGGGCGCTGGCGGTGCGACCGCGCGTTATGATGCTGGAGAACGTGGAGGAGTTCAAAACGTGGGGGCCGCTCATCGTATCGGCTGAAGGTGGGCAGCGCCCGGACCCAGACCGATCCGGAGAAACCTTTGAGGCATTCTGCGGCATGCTGTCTGGCGGAATTCCCGCCGGGCATCCGGCACTGATGGAGTGCTGCGAGTTCCTGGGCATTGCCGCCGACGGCGACCTAGCGCAGCAGCTGGTGGCCGGGCTCGGTTACGCTGTCGATTGTCGGGAGCTGCGCGCCTGTGACTTCGGTGCGCCTACAATCCGCAAACGCTTTTTTATGGTGATGCGCTGTGATGGCGTGCCGGTGACCTGGCCGCAAGCGACGCACGGAGACCCGAAGACGACGGCGATGCAGAGCGGCAAGCTCAAGCCCTGGCGGACTGCGGCGGAGTGTATCGACTGGTCTATCCCTGCGCCGTCCATATTCGACCGCAAAAAAGCACTTGCAGAAAACACCCTCAAACGCATAGCGCGCGGCATTCAGCGGTTCGTGCTGGATAGCGCCTCGCCGTTCATCGTGAAGTGCAACCACACCAGCACCAAAAAGAGTTACGACTGCTTCCGAGGCCAGTCCCTGGCGGAGCCGCTGCAGACAATCACCAAAACGCATGGCTATGCGATCGCAACACCGGTTATGGCTCCGCTGTTTGCCGGGACCGGCGGATCCACATTCCAGATGAAGCCGCGCCCGGTAGATAAGCCCTTTTTCACTCTGCTTACCCAGAACCGGACCAATGTCATCGCGCCCGTACTGGCCCCGTTGATCGCCCGGCAGTTCGGTGCCAGCGTCGGCCACCGCGCTGACGAGCCGAGCGCTACGGTTACTGCGGGCGGCGGCGGGAAATCGCAGCTGGTGACGCCGACCCTAATCCAGATGGGTTATGGCGAGCGCCCGGGGCAGGCACCTCGCGTACTGCAGATGAATAGCCCGCTGGGCACTGTGACGGCTGGCGGCAACAAATTCGCTATGGTCGCGGCGAATCTGGTCAAACATTTCGGTGGGAACTATCAGGGCGCAGGTGTGGCTTTGGACGAACCGGCCCACACGGTCACCACCACTGATCATCATGGCCTGCTGACCTCGCACCTGGTGATGCTACGTGGTACCTGTAAGGATGGCCGGGTAGTTGACGCGCCAGCACCAGGGTTAACTGCGGGCGGCCTGCACGTTGGGGAGGTGAAAACCACCCTGGCGGTTGAGGCGTACGACCAGCAGCGGGCAGATCAGGCGCTGGCGTTCATGCAGGAGTATTGCGGCACGAACTGCGACGGCTTGGTGACGATCAGCGGTGTGGTTTACCGCATAGTCGATATCGGTATGCGCATGCTCCAGCCGTGCGAGCTCTATGCTGCCCAGGGCTTTCCCGAGTGGTACATCATCGATCGCGACTACATGGGCAACCGTTACGCCAAAGACAAACAAGTGGCGCGCTGCGGTAACGCCGTACCGCCGTCGTTCGCTGAGGCGCTGGTGCGCGCAAACCTGCCGGAGATGTGTTCGATGAAAGAGCAGGCGGCCTAAAAATTGTAATGCCCTGAAAGGATTGATATGTTCTGTGAAAAATCCTTTCAAGGGCAGATGATGTTCGTGAAATTTATGCACTTTTCGAACCGACACAGATGGAAAATTTATCTGCTATGGACCATCCCGACGTTTTTTCTCTGGACATGGCTTGGGTACGAGGAATGGAAACTGGATCCAAACGCACCTGGCGGAATATACATTTTTCTGGGTTGGGTGTTCTGGTTTATCCTTCATTTCTGTACAGCCATTGCTCTGGGTATTTGTCTTGCAATCTGGCGCTGGTGGCAGGCACGAAAACCGAAAAAAAGTGAAGCTTAAAGTAATATCCCAATTACGCTCCCATTTTCGCCGCACTGGTACGCGCAAACCTGCCGGAGACGTGTTTAGCGAAAGAGCGGGCGGCCTAATCAAGCAGAAAATCTGCGTGAATTGAACGGCTTGATGTGAGCGCGAAATTAGCAATTGTTTTCACAGCAGATGAAGAAATTAGTTTTCAAATTAACCTAAAGATAATCTGCAGAATGCCGATAAAATTTTGTAAGTTACGTTCTGAAAACAAGTAAAGCGCTGTCTTATAGGTGTCATTTTAATGGCAAATGAATCTTTAAAGAGAGGGTATACAACATGGCATCATGTCCGAATTGCAAATCAACAAACATTAAAGAACGCAATGTGGGAAAAAAAACCGGTGGCGTAATCGGTGGAGTGGGTGGTGCGCTTGGCGGCGCATCAGCAGGAGCTGCTATGGGTTCAATAGTTCCAGGTATCGGAACCGCCGTTGGTGCAGTAGTTGGAGGGCTTCTTGGTAGATTTGCAGCTGCTTCAGCTGGCGCAGCTGCGGGAGCAGCAACCGGCTCAGCTCTGGACGGTTTAGTTTTTGATAAATATATCTGCAGAGAATGCGATCACACTTTTGACTAAGTAGGTATAGAAAAAATATGAAAATCAAAAACATACAAAAGAAAGATTCATTGCACTGTAGAACATGCGGAAAACGAATTGAAAACTGCATCTGCGGTACTACACCACTAAATGGTTAAAAAACAGGCCACATAATGTGGCCTTTTTTATAAAAAAGTCTTTCGGTGGTTAATATAAGGTTTTAAACAGACATTGCTTTTGCAGTTTGATTCCCTTAATTAGCACAAACAATTACCAGTCATATCTTCTTCTGGCGTAACGCAGATGTTTGACAGGCAAGTCGAACCACACACCCTATCCTTTGAATCTTTTTTATTCAATAAGTTAGAAAGCAACTAATAGTACAGCACAAGGCTTTTTGTGCGCTTAACGAGTTGATCATTCTCACTATTAGGTGTACTGTTTATTTATACAGTAATTCCAGCGGGAGGGAACATTATGCGTGTAGAAGTCACTATTGAACGTACAAAAAAACTGCCGGACGGCGCTATGTCAGCACTTGAGAGCGAGCTATCAAAACGATTAAATAACCGGTTCTCAGAGTGCAGACTGACCGTGCGTCGCGCAGCCACTGACAGCCTCAGCGTTATGGGCGGTGATAAAGATCAAAAGAAAGCAGTGGAGACAATCCTGCAGGAAACCTGGGAAAGCGCTGGCGACTGGTTTTACTAAGTAGCGCGAGCTAAGTTTACGGCTGAACAGGGGGTAATGTGGGTGACAGTGCTTTAAATTCATCAGACGCTGACTGGTATGATGTTGTCCGGCGGACTGATGGAACAGTTATGTGTAGTTTTCCAGCGGGCGACCGCTTTCTGGTCTACCGCAGTGGAGGGCTTATCTCAATGCGCCCGCTACTGGACGAAGAAATTATTTTCACGCCAAATGCCGTTGTGCAATTCCTCACGGGTCTTGGCTATCGTATTGATGGCCCATCTGATAATATGATCTCATCGGTCTGAACAGCCGGTAAACCTGCTGCGCCACGGAGTGAACACCTTGGCGCAATTACAACTTATCAAGCAGTCCGCTAATATTCTGATCCCCGCCACGCCGGAGACCAGCGATTTTCTGCAATCAAAATGTAAGCTCGGCGCCGTGCTGGTGGCCGACTTCAAACAGGTCCGCAACCCGGCCTTCCACCGTAAATTTTTCGCACTGCTTAACCTGGGCTTTGAATATTGGGAACCTACCGGCGGGGCGATTTCTTCTAACGAGCGCAGGCTGGTTACCGGCTATGCTAAATTCCTGGCCACGTTCGGCGGCAGCGAAGGCGCGCTGCTGGACGCCGCTGAGCAGTATTTAGTGCGAATCGCTGATAAGCGCGCCGGTAGTATCAGCCTCTGCAAATCCTTTGATGCCTATCGTTCATGGGTGATCGTGGAGGCCGGCCACTATGACGCCATCCAGCTGCCTGACGGAACCCTACGCAAACACCCCCGCAGCATCGCATTCGCCAGTATGGACGAGCTGGAGTTTCAGCAGCTCTATCGCGCAGCGCTCGACGTGCTGTGGCGCTGGATCCTCTCCCGCGCATTCCGCAGCGAAGCGGAGGCCGAGAACGCCGCCGCACAGCTGCTGCACTTCGGGGGCTGAGCCGATGAAAGAGACCTGGTTCTATCATCCCGACTGCACAACGGAGCAGGCAGAAGAGCTGCTGGCGCAATACCGCCGCCGCGGCGTTAAAGTCGAGCGCAGCCTCAACCCTGATCGCGTCACATGGACCGTCTGCGCCCTGCTGCCGGAGGGCAATAAGCCGCCGCGCCCGAGCACGGTATGGCAAAGCAAGGCGTGGGGTTGAGCATGGCAAAGAAACCCCGCCGTAAGTGCGCAAACAAAGAGTGCCGCCAGTGGTTCCTCCCGGCGCGCGACGGGCAGGTCGTCTGCTGCTACGAGTGCGCCACTGTGGTTGCCAAAGCGCAGACTGCGAAGAACCGGGCCGAGGCTCTGCGTGCAGAGAAGAAGCGCCAGCGCGAAGAGGAGAAGGCTGGGCGTCAGCGCCGTCGGGAGAGGCGTGTAGCGTTGAAAACGAAAACGCAGTGGAAGAGCGAGGCCCAGAACGCATTCAATCGCTACGTGCGTCTGCGTGACGCCGGAAAGCCGTGTATCAGCTGTGGCCGCCTCCCTGCGCAGAAATATGGCGGAACTATGGACTGTGGGCATTACCGTACCCGTGGAGCAGCCGGGCACCTGGCTTTTAATCTGCACAACACCGCAGCCCAGTGCGTCCAGTGTAACCGTGACCGAGCTGGTGCCCAAAAAGCGTTTGAAAATGGTCTGATTCAGCGGGTCGGGTCAGAGAAGGTCGAAGCCCTGAACAATAACAACATTGTCCGTAAATTCGATATCCCATACCTGCAGCGTATTAAATCCATCTTCACCCGTAAAGCCCGCGCGCTGGAGAAGCGCCGCGGCCTTCAACAGGAGGCAGCGTGATTTACGATCTCAAGTTGCCACCCTGGGCAACACTTTTGACTTGCCCGTTCTGTGGCGGAGAAGCTGAGCTGGTTTCAGACGGTGATGGTGTATATGCCGGTTGCTCGAATAGGTCATGCCTGATTAAACCGATCACTGATACCTACTCAACAAAGCGGGATGCAATCCGTGCATGGAACAGGAGGCCATAAGTGGAATCAGAGCGGATCGGCATTATCCGGGCGCGCTGGCAGCGCTTCAGCAACTACAGCCGCCAGGCGGTGCAGGAAAAAATTAAAGCAGGGGAAAATGCATGAGCAGTAATGAAGGGTTTCTGGCGTTGCCGCTATTCACGCGTGAAGCGGAACTGCGCCGGGTATGGTGCAAAGGTAAAAAGACAATCACACCTTCGCAGCGCGTATGGGTGCGTTACATGCTGACGGTCTGGGGTTCTGTCATGGGTGGCAGTGAAGATCCAAGGGGGCCGGCAAACGTCATTGGCAGGTTAATGGTAAGAACCCGGTGGGATGATGGCACAGCCGATCGTATTGTCGCCATCGTAAACCGTCTGCATGAAGAGGGGTTACGGGGTACTGAGCTTTTCACCAAAGCCAGGGATTACGTGCTGCCAGCTTCGTCAGCGGCAAACCTGCTGGCGCAGGCGGAGCAGGAAGATGACGCGAAGTTTATCGAGTCGCTGATGGTGAAGTGTTTCCGGCGGGGCAGTCCGATGCAGACCGTTGCAGTGCTTCGCTATTGTGGTCATCAGTCGGTACAGGGCTGCGCACGGGAGCTGGTGCGTCAGACCGGATGCGATATTCAGTGGGCGCGCAAGCGCATCGAGTGGTGCGAGAAGGTATTGGAGGAAGAAATCTATTATGCAGTAAGGCGAGAGAAGGAGGCTATTATGGCCTCTAATAAAGGAATGGAAGAATTTATTTCTAAAAATATTGCATTTTGAGAAATTGAGTTGTAGATTATGTGTCATGCTCGGGATGCTTACGCGAACTGAGCCACAGATTTCGAAAGAAGCCCGCCACCGAGCGGGTTTTTTTATGTCCCGCGCCACGCTCGGCGCATTTCAACCATAGACCCTTTCAGAGGTGAGCCTTTGGTTAGTTTGCTGTTTAATTAGAAGTATCTATTACCCACTTTAAAGCTGATTCATAAAGCAAAATTTCTTCTACCGAAGCACTGCTTTCATAGATAGCCACATACTTATTTGTGAGAAATTTGATAAGCAATTCTTTGCTTATTTCTTGCTCCGGGTCTGACTGGAAGATGTCAATGACAGCTCTCCCGATAATCCAGTCTTCATCATTCATGCCAATTCCAGTATGAGAAAAAGGCATCAT